TTAATCCTCCTCCCTTTTTTTTAATCAAATTAAATTTAAATAAAATGAAAAAGAAAATATTAAAAAACGAGACGTATGTCTTAACAAACGGAAAATCTCCGTTAGCTTTTATGTTAGCGACTCATCATAATAAAAGAAATACACTACTGTATTGGGATGAGGAACAACAAATCAATAGAGAACTTTGTTACGCTAAAAATCAAAAATCAATTTTTGTAGACGAACAAGATGGGAATAAAGTTTTGGAGCCCATAATTTTTGAAGATGGTATGTTAAATGTACCAGCTACAAACCCTATGCTTCAACAATTTTTAGAATTTCATCCTGGTTACGATAAGGTATTTCGTAAAGTAAATACAGAAAGAGATGCAGGCGTAGAGGTGGACATATTAAGTGCTCAAGTAGATGCATTAGTAGAAGCTCGCTCTTTATCAATTCCTCAAATGGAAAATGTAGGAAGAGTGCTATTCAGTAGAGATGTATCAAAAATTTCTACAGCGGAATTAAAAAGAGATATTTTAGTGTTTGCTAAAAATGAACCTGAAGTGTTTTTAAGTATTCTGAATGACCCATTAATGAAGTTGCAAGCTAAAGTTCAATCATTTTTTGATGAGGGTAAGTTAATGATGAAGAAACAAAATGTTCACTTTAACACTAAGACTAATAAGAAAAGAATGATGACTGTCCCTTTTGGTGAAGATAAAAATGCTATTGTAGCACAATATTTTAAAACTGATGAAGGAGTTAGTACTTTAAAAATGCTAGAAAAATTAAAGTAAATATTCGGGTGCAGGCACATATTTTATAAGAAAGAGAGAGCTCATAGCACTCTCTTTTTTTTTGCTTATCTTTGCTAATAGTAACTACCTATGAGAGGTAGTTTTTTTACTAATTTAAAAATATAGAAAAAATGGCAAAGTATTTAGAAATTACAACAGGAGCAGGAAAGGAATTGGTTCCTGTGGGAGATGGTTTATATGTGGAAAGAACAAGTGCTACAGCAATGAGAATTTACAGTGTTAATGCTTGGGGACACCACTTTGGACTAGTAACAGCAGGCTCTACGTTTGCAATGGTTACAGCTATGAATGAGGCATTAACTGCTGCTGCTCAAACGAGTTGGCAAAATGCAGTTGTTCCAGTAGTATTACCAGCTGGCGAAACAGTTACAAGTATTGCAGTTACAGTGTTTAGTTAAACACCAATTACACTAACTAATTAAGAGGTTGCTAAAAAAAAGTAACCTCTTTTTTTTTGCTTATCTTTGTAGAAAGATTTTATAATGATTAATTCAGTAAGAAATACAGTATTAGCAATATTAAATAAGAATAACTACGGATATATACCTCCTAATGATTTTAACTTATATGCTAAACAGGCTCAACTTGATTTATTTGAGGATTTGTTTTATGAGTATAATTATCAAATAGTAAAAGAAAATGTTAGACAATCAGGAAGTGGATATGCAGATATCGCTAAAGGAATTGTAGAGGTTATAGATTTATTTTCTACTACTGCTGCTCTTACACAAAGTGCTCCTCAAGTAGGAACAAATCAATATACAATGCCTGCAGATTATTATTTAATAAATAAAGTTTTATGTTATGATACTGCAGGGACTACTTATACAGGAGAAGCTGAAAGAGTAAGTCATAGTAAAATTACAATGTTAACTAATTCTAATCTAACTGCTCCTACCACAACTTATCCTGCATATACAACAGAAGCCTCAGTGCTAACGGTATATCCCTCTACTATTACTGGTGCGAATCAAATGCAAGTTCAATACATAAGATACCCTGCCGACCCAGTATGGACATATTTATCTATAACTGGTGGTGCTCCAGTTTTTGACAGCAGTTCAACTTCTTATCAAGATTTTGAATTATCAGCTGATTATGAAACTGATTTAGTAGTAAAGATTTTACAATATGCAGGTGTATCAATTAGGGAAGCAGCTGTAGTGCAGTATGCAAATCAAGCGGAAATTAACGAAAATACATCAGAACAATAATGGCTTATTTAAACGATTATCAATATTACACAAATTCAGGAACTGCTCCAACGGATGCAAATTGGGGCTCCTATCAGTATGTGAGTTTAGCAGATATAGTTAATAATTTTTTATTGATGTATTATGGCAATCACTCTTTAGTTAATAATGAAGAAAGATATAAAATACTTTTTCACGCCAAACGAGCAATTCAAGAATTAAATTATGATGCTTTTAAAGAAATAAAAGCTTTAGAATTAAATGTAGGAGCACAGTTAAGATTTATTTTACCTCAAGATTATGTAAATTGGGTTAGAATATCTTTATTTAAAGATGGTGTATTGAGACCATTAACTGAAAACATTCAAATTAACACTTCATCTGCGTACTTACAAGACAATGATTCAAATATATTATTTGACGAAAACGGAAATGTGTTAAGACCAGAATTTTCTACTCTAGATTTTGACCGTATAAAAGGAACGGATAAAACTATGTATTTAAACCAAGGTGCGGCATTTGATGGATTATACGGGTGGAATTATAATGGATACTGGTACTTTGATTTACCTGTAGCAAATCACTATGGATTAAACACCGAGACTGCAAATGCGAATCCGACTTTTAATATAGATAAAAAAAATGGAGTAATAACATTTAGTTCTAATATTAAAGAGGAATTATGTATAGTAGAATATATTTCCGATGGAATGGAGGGTGGAGTAGATAGTGAGGTAACTGTTAATAAGCTTTTTGAAGACTATGTTTATGCGTATATACAATATGCGATTTTAAATAGTAAACAAGGGGTGCAAGAATATATAGTTGCACGTGCTAGAAAAAATAAATCGTCTTTATTAAGAAATGCTAAAATAAGAATGAGTAATATTCATCCTGGCAGATTATTAATGAATATGAGAGGTAAAGATAAGTGGATTAAATAAAATGGCTAAAACAACACGAAATTTTATTGTCGGTAGAATGAATAAGTCTGTAGACGAAAGGCTTATTCCTAACGGAGAGTATATCCACGCAGAAAACGTGCGCTTAGGTTCGACAGAAAATTCTGAAATTGGTTCGGTTGAAAATTCTAAAGGCAATAAGCTGTTAGTTACTCCTTACTATCCTACGGGTTCCAATGACACCCACTCCTTTAAATGTTTAGGTAGTTATGCGGATAGTGCTAATGAAACTATTTATTGGTTTGTTCACGCAGATAATGTATCGGTAGGTGCTACTCAGAAATTAGATATGATATTATCTTATGATGTGGTTACTCAATTTCTCACATATCACGTGGTAAGTATTGACGATGGAGGAGGGGAAAACACCACGTTAGATTTTAGTGATACATATTTAATTAATGGAATTAATAAAGTAGATAATCTATTATTTTTTACAGACAATAGAAATCCCCCTAGATTTATAGATATAAATAAAAACTACCAGGAGCCTAACGGTAATATTGACCAATTTTCAGCCGAAGACTTGCTTGTTATAAAACGCCCACCCAATACTGCTCCTACCCTAGCTTTAATACGAACAGCAGCTACTGAAACATATTTAGATGAAAGATTTGTGTGTTTTGCTTACAGATATAAATACGCTAACAATGAATATTCAGCTACTTCACAATGGACTCAACCTGCATTTACCCCTAAGACTTTTAATTTAAGTTTAGAAAGCTCTTTAAATGAAGGAATGGTAAATCAATACAATGCAGTAAATATCACTTATAATACAGGAAGCTCTTTGGTTACAGAAATACAGGTGTTGTTTAAAGAAGCGGATAATAACATTATAAAAGTTATTGAGTCTTTTAATAAAGAAGAGTTAGGATTAGGAGATAATAATAATGAAACTATTATGTTTGATAATAGTAAAATCTTTACCCTTTTAGCAGACTCAGAAATTTTAAGATTATATGATAATGTTCCCTTATTAGCCAAGTCTCAAACCTTAATGGGCAATAGAATGATGTATGGAAATTATTATGAAGGATATGATTTGGTTGATTCTAGTGATAATCCTATTGATTTTAATTATACCACGTCATTAGTGGCAACTCCAGTTAATGAGAATATCTTAATAGCCACTAAAATAGCACAAGTTTTTCAGGTGGACTGCACTTCAGGCTCGGCTGTTCTCGAGAGTATAGATGATGCGGCTTTTTCATTATATTTAACTGATGATGGATTAGCAACAGGAACACCATT